CTTGCAACATTTGACAAGTCATTCTTTGAACAGTTTAATTGTGTGATAGGTGACGAAGCACATCTATACAAATCTAAAGAGTTGCAAAAAATTTTAGGTGCCTGTATCAATGCAGAATATAGAATAGGTACAACAGGTACGTTAGATGACAGTAAAGTACATAAACTGATACTAGAAGGTCTCTTTGGTCCTGTTAAGTATGTGACAACAACAAGAGACTTGATGGATAAAGGTCAATTAGCGAAACTCAAAATAGATTGTGTTGTATTAAAATATCCTAAAGAAGAATGTATCCAGGTAAAAAAATTAAAATATCAGGAAGAAATGGACTATATAGTATCACACGAAAGACGAAACAAGTTTCTGACCAACTTGGCGCTAGCGCAAAAAGGTAACACTCTGGTTCTATTTCAGTATGTGGAAAAACATGGAATGCCTTTACATGACGCAATAAAGGCCAAAGCAAATAAGAACCGTAAAGTATTTTTTGTTTACGGTGGAGTTGAAGCAGATGATAGAGAAAGAATTAGAGAACTCACAGAAAGAGAACGGAACGCCATTATTGTCGCCTCGTACGGAACGTTTAGTACAGGTATCAATATTCGTAATTTACACAACTGTATTTTTGGTAGCCCTACTAAGAGCGCTATAAGAGTTTTACAATCAATAGGTCGTGGATTGAGACTAGGTGATAAAAAATCTAGTGCAAAAGTCTATGATATTTCTGACGATTTTACATATAAAGAAAAGAAAAACTTTACAATAAGCCATTTCCTAGAAAGGATAAATATTTACAATGAGCAACAATTTGATTATGATATACACACGGTAGACCTAGTATGACACAGAAACAACCACAACCAAGACTACTTAAACTTACTTCAGGTGAACAACTAATTGCCTATATACATGTACAGGAAGATAGTGATTTTCTACGTTTAGAGAGTCCATACTCAATACAATTAACACCTTTTGATATGTTAGGTGAATATCTTATGGAAGAGAAAATGACTATGAAACCTTGGATATTTAAAGGTGCAGATAAGATATACTCTATACATAAGAATAATGTAATGACTTTAGCAGTACCTGAAGATAATTTAGCAGAATATTACCATAATCTGATTACAGGACAGATTAAACCCCTCATTGAAAAAAATAGACAGAAATTAACAGATATCTTAGACAAGATGAAAGATGATGAATATATGGCTGAAATGGATGACTACTTTGCAGGTAAGAAGACAGTACATTAAGCTAGCTTAGCAAGGTATCTATCTCTGAAGGAGGGACATGCCCATTATATACCATTTCACCAAAAATGTCAAGCTCTTTTTTTAGCTTGACAGGAATTATTTTATATGATATAATAATGATATATTTTTAAAAGGAAATATTATGAATAACACAACAAAACTTGCACCCCCTAAGAAGAAAGAACACTATGTTTCTAATAAACAATTCTTAGAGGCAATGAAAGAATACAAGAAAAAGTGTATAGCAGCGAATAAGAAAGGTAAACCTAATCCACCTATTACAGATTACATAGGTGAGTGTTTTCTTAAAATTGCTAATCACTTATCTTATAGACCTAATTTTATCAACTACACTTATAAAGAGGATATGATATCTGACGGTATAGAGAACTGTTTACAATATGTCTCTAACTTTGATCCAGATAAATCAGACAATCCATTTGCATACTTTACACAAATTATATACTATGCATTTATAAGAAGAATACAAAAAGAAAAGAAACAAACAATCATCAAACAGAAACTTATACTTAAATCTGGACTAGATGAGATTGTAAGCCAAGAAGGTGATAACGAAGAATATCAAAATCAATATGCTGACTTTTTAAGAAAGAATATGGTTGAGATTGCACCAGACAAACCCAAAGAAAAGAAACCAAGGAAGAAAAAAGTATCTAAACTAGAATACTTTATGGTATGAAAAACATCATCATTGTAGGCGGCGGTAGTGCAGGCTGGATGTCAGCAGCCACACTTATTCGTGCCTTTCCTAATAAAAATATAACTGTAATAGAAAGTCCAGATGTATCTACAATTGGTGTAGGTGAAAGTACATTAGGTCATATCAATGGTTGGTTAAATTATCTAAACATTGAAGACAAAGACTTTATGCCTCATTGTGACGCTAGTTATAAGTTATCAATTAAATTTACAGACTTCTATAAAAAAGGTGCAGGTTCATTTCATTACCCATTTGGTCGACCATATTATTGGGATAATAAAGAAAGAAACAAATGGTACTTTAGAAAACAATTATTAAATTTACCTAATAGTGATTATGCTGAGTGCATGTCACCTAATGTATTAATGTCTAACGCTAATAAAATAAGTGACGAAAATGATATTGTACCTAACTACAATTTTAAAACAGATAGTGCTTATCATTTTGACGCAACGAAATTTGGTTTATGGTTAAAAGAACATTATTGTTTACCAAGAGGTGTGAAACATGTATTAGAAAATGTAAATCATATGAAACAAGATGGTAATGGTATTACTCATATCAATTCACATGAATGTGATTTAGTTATAGATTGTACAGGTTTTAAATCTATGATATTGAATAAAGTTGGTGGTGAGTTTATATCTTACAATGATATACTACCTAATGATAGTGCATGGGCAACAAGAATGCCATATACAAATAAAGAACAACAACTAGAACCATATACAAATTGTACGGCAATAGAGAATGGTTGGGTGTGGAATATACCTAGTTGGGAAAGAATTGGTACTGGTTATGTTTATTCAAGTAAATATATTAATGATGATGACGCATTAACACAATTTAAACAATACTTAGGTAGAGACGATTTAGAATTTAAAAACATCCGTATGAGAGTTGGTAGACAAAAAGAAATGTGGATAAAAAATGTATGTGCAATTGGTCTATCTGCCGGATTTATAGAACCATTAGAGAGTACAGGTCTTTTACAAACGCATACGTTTATAATGAAACTAGTATCTAATTTAGAACGAGGTGATTTTTCACAATGGGATAGAGACACACACAACTTAGAATGTAATAATACTTTTGATGAGTATGCTTCATTTGTCGCTATGCATTATGCCTTATCATTAAGAGACGATACACCATATTGGCAAGATGTGAGAAAAAGAAGTTTAATACACTTAAAAGATGTACCATCTATAATGAATGCCAAAATGCAAGATTACTATTTTAACCCATTTGGTGGTATGCATTACATTGCTACAGGTTTAAATTGGCAGGCTGTATCATTGTTAGATGTAGAACAATTATTGTATGACCCGGATACAAAAGAGATAAACGAAGAATGGACAAATCATTTAGAACAAAATAAACAAGAGTGGCAAAAGATTGTAAATACTATGCCATCATTGTATGAATATTTGAGAGACAACATATATGAAAATCGCCCTAGTAAATGACACACACTTTGGTTGTCGTAATGACAATCCAAATTACCACGAATACATCTATAAGTTTTGGCAAGAACAGTTTTTTCCTTACTTACGAGAAAACAATATAGACACCATTATACATTTAGGTGATGTATTAGATAGACGTAAGTATGTGAACTTTAAAACATTACAAGAGTTTAATGAAAAGATAGTAAAAGAGTTTGAAAAATTTGATACACATATTATAGTAGGTAACCACGATACTTATTATAAGAATACAAATGAAGTCAATGCACCACAAGAATTGTTAAATCAATTTTCTGTGTATTCTAAACCACAAAAGATAACATTAGATGGACATGATATCTTAGTTGTGCCATGGGTGACACCTGAGAACTATGAAGATACAAAGATGATGTTAGAACAAGAAACAGCAGATATAGTAATGGGTCATTTAGAAATCAAAGGTTTTGAAATGCATAACGGACATGTATCAGACACAGGTTTAGAAAAAGATATGTTTAAAAGATTTGAAACAGTATTGTCTGGTCATTATCATAAAAAGTCAGATGATGGTCATATCTATTATCTTGGTAGTCAATATGAATTTGTATGGTCAGATTATAAATGTCCTAAACACTTTCACATATACGATACAGAAACAAGAGAACTAACAGCAATAAGAAACCCTTTAACAATACATCATAAGATATATTATAATGATGAAAATACAGACTACAATAACTTTGACTTTACACAATGCGATAACAAATACATTAAGTTAATTGTAGAAAAGAAAACAGATTACTATATGTTTGATAAGTTTGTTGATGATATCTATAAAAACTCTAAACTATATGATTTAAAAATTATAGAAGATTATTCAGACTTAGACGCTTCAAGTGTCAATGATGATATAGTTGAAAAGACGGAAGATACACCAACTTTATTAGACACCTATATAGACCAAACAGATACTACACTTGACAAAGGTAGATTGAAAACTTTAATGAAAAGTTTATATACGGAGGCATTTGATTATGAGTGATTACGACCATCAATACAAAAACAAAACATACCCTTTTGGTCCATACTTATATCATGGTAGTGTGGATCCTTCTTTTGTACAAGACTTATTACGAGAAGGAGAAAAAACAACAGGTACAATTACACATCCAGACGGTACTGTATCTGAACAAGACATAGGCACAGGTCTTGCAGGTCAAATGAGAAAAGGTGCAGAAAGACAATTTAATCCTGACCAACAACGGTGGTTTAAACGTTCTTTGAATGATGTATTTAATTTATATACTCAACAACGAATGGCGGCACACAATCAAGTAAGAGTGCCAGATTACATAATAGAAAATGTATGGATTAATTATCAAGTAGCGAATGAGTTTCAACCTGACCATGTACATGCAGGTGATTTTAGTTGGGTTATCTTTTTACAAATACCAGATGGTTTAGAACAAGAACGACAAGAACATAAAAAGAAAGGCGCACCTCCAGGTAGTATTGTATTTAATTATGGCGAAGGTGTGAATACAAATCAAGTACCTTGGGCAACAACGTACTATGACTTTGTACCTGCTGTTGGTGATATGTTTGTATTTCCGGCACAACTGAGACATTATGTACCACCTTTTACATGTAGTGGTACAAGAATATCTGTAAGTGGTAATGGCACCTATCAAAAACCAGATGAACAATTGTGGCACATGGGAGAAAAAAGATATAAAATATGAATTTAAAAACAGAAAACGGCAAAGATATTTTTATATACGACAACGTATTTAATTCTAGTCAACAACAAAAAATGTATTACTTTATATTGGCGTCAAGCTTTAGATTGTCCGTCACAGACGATACACTTTTAGATTATACAACAAAGTATTCTACTACATTTGGTAGTGCATACAATCCTAAAGATATAAAAAACTTTGGTATATTAGAATACATGCCAAAGACTATTAAAGAAAGATTTAACATGTCGTTAGATACCCATGGTAGATGTTTAATTAATAATATAACACCGTTAGACACACACTATCCACATGATGATAGTGGACAGAATGTAAAATGGAGTATGTTGTATTATGCAAACTTGAAATGGGATATTGAGTGGGGTGCTGATACATTATTTCTTACAGACGATAAACAAGAAATATCTCAATGTGTTCAATGTATGCCTAATAGAGTTGTTGTCTTTGACGCAACAATACCACACATGATACGACCATCAACAATGGCTGCACCACATCATAGATGGTCTGTAAATATGACGTTTTGGAATAGTGTGCCAGATAAGATGAGAGGTTTAGAAGGAGAGATTAACTTGTAATGATAGTATTTGAAAAGATTAAGTGGAAGAATTTTCTTTCAACAGGACAACAAGGTATAGAAGTAGAACTCAATAAAGATAATACAACATTGATTGTAGGTCACAATGGTGCAGGTAAATCTACTATATTAGACGCTTTGTGTTTTGGTTTGTTTAATAAACCTTTTAGAGAAATAAAGAAAGAACAATTAATCAATAGTATTAACTTAGGTGGCACAGAAATTAGTATTGAGTTTAGTATTGCACAAAACAAATACAAAGTTATACGAGGTATCAAACCTAATATATTTCAGATATATCTAAATGGCGAAATGATAAACCAAGAAGCTACAGTTGCAGACCAACAGAAACATTTAGAGAACAATATACTTAAATTTAATTATAGGTCATTTACACAGGTTGTTATATTAGGTAGTAGTACCTTTGTGCCATTTATGGAGTTGAAAGCACCACATAGACGAGAAGTTGTGGAAGATATCTTAGATATTAAAATATTCT